GTTTGGATCGGGGGAGATAACTCCCTTAGCCAAACGCCCCCAATCTGTCAAGGTTGTAGGACGACGCTTATCGCGTAGTACCCACAAGTTTGCCTGACAGACGAAGGTTTCCCCGCAATACCGTAGCTTACCATACCCGTTATAAGGCGTGGCAAGTGGAGGGTAAACGACTGACATAAAACCACGAGGAGTATCTGTATAAGGAATGAATTTCACTCCTGGAACAGACTCAACTGCTTTATGACAGTAAGCTGCTGAGTTATGCATACCAATCTGGTGAAAGCCAGAGGCGTATGCACACCAAGCAGCAAGGGAAGATCCATGGCGGAGGTGCGTGCCTGGTAACTTTCGGATTCTCTGTGGTGTTACGATTGCCCCATTAAAGGCATCCACACCGCAGGATTCTCGAAAATTTCCTCCGTGAAAGCTCTTTAGCGTGTTGACTTTGAGGCCAACCAGTTCTAGAGCAGACACTACATGCCAGTAGTATGCGGTTTCAACGACTATGTCGTCTCCGTACACATATACTGCACGACGCGCCAACGAACGGTTACCGCAAGCTATGCTTACGGCTGCAACTGCAATTGAGTAAAATATAATACTCTCCACGGGAAAGCAAAGCGCTGAACCCATGGGAGCAAACTTATTCAATTGAACAATTCTACCGTCAGGTAGAATAGTTGACGTGCTTCGTAGGTCGAATACTCGTTTCCAAAAGCTATCCGAGGAATCGGACGCTCCAAGAAACAGGTACTTAACCAACGAGAAACTAACTCGATCACTAGCTTCACTTAAATCTAAGGTGGCATGAGACTTGCTGAGGCTACTTGCCAAAGCGAGTCTACCGTTCACCCGTTGATCTGTAAAGTTAATGTGACCAGCAGCTGAAGAACGGGTCTCTAAGTGTTTAACTAAGGGTCCCGCAATCATTTGCTGTAAGAACTGGACTTCCAGGGGTTCACACGAAATAATCCGTGGTCCTCTAGAGTCTTTTGGGACTAATACGACCTTAGCCATTGGCTCAGGAGTACGTACCATGTTCTTATACTGACTAGCAGTAGAAGCGAGTTGTAAAGCACGACCGTTAGATCGAACGCCATATAAATATTCATAATATGGCCAAGATCTATGAACGGATTCATACAAATGGGAAAATTTCCACTTGTCTTCATCACGTTCACCAGTAGCTACTGCTCCAGGTCCGTGTTTGGGTTTCCAGGAATCTGGAACATGAAAGCTTTGCTCAATATCATTTGGTGAAAATGAGCAAAGAGTTTCATGACAAACGCGGCGCATCTCATGAATTAGATCTTTATCCACTTCATGAGCGTTCTCGTAACAAACTGCGAAATCTTCGAGATTAGCATCGATTTCAACAAATTTATCAAGTGTTGATCCTCGTTGTTCGTCTTCAAAAGGTAACTCCAGTTTGTAAAAAGCAAACAAGAACGTGCGTATAGCTCGAATGAGCTCAGGAGCAGGGTCCTCGACCTGGACATAAGTCCAAAAAGAGCCTAGAAAGCGAGGCTGCCCTTTCCCATCAAATGGCTTAAAGCCATCGGGACGGGGAGAGAATACCCCCTGGTCTAAAAATAAATCAAACCACTTTCCGAGTTTCGGAAGAGTAGTGGTAAGAAATTTTAGACCCTCTGAATGACAACGTTTTTCTAGATACAGTGTATCAAGACGAAGCTGTTGTTCAGAGTAGACACTAGGATCGAGGTTGCGTAGGTCACGCAACATTTCCCGGCTTAAACCGAGAATTATCTCAATCTGGGTTTTAAAGTTCCCATTATTTTTCATGGTGGACTTCCAGACTGGCCGAGAACCCTCTTAAATTACCTGGCTAGCATGTAACCATG